TCGGGCTCGTATTCCCACGTCACACCGAGCACATCGAAGAACACCGCCCAACGCGCTTCCAGACGGCTACGAAAACGGTAGCCTTTGTACCTGGTCTCGATCGCTTTCATGGGAAAAGATCCCCTTTCCTTAAGACGAATAACCACACGCCGCGTAGGGGAATTCCCTAGCAGCTTTGTTTTTCAGCTAATGTTCGGTCCGTGTTAGGCTTGCCCTTACACAGATACGGGTAAGCCGTCAGTCGGATTTGGATACCGCTCGGGTGCCAGCATGTGGGGCGTGTACTCCCAGTTGGTCAGCTCGGCGAGCGCGAGCACGCGGTCTGGCGGAAGACGGTCCTTTTCAATCCATTCGTATACGGAGATCCGCGAGATGCCCAGCGACCGCGCCACTGCCCCCGCTTTCCCCGCCTTATCTACTGCTTGCTTGATGATGGACACCGGCAACTCCCTACAAATGTTAGGCGTTTCCGGACATTCTAGTCAGGGCTCGCCGTACAGTCAACATATTGTATGGGGGATGGATCAATGAGCCTGGGCGACCGGATCCGCGAGAAGCGGAAAGCAAAAGGGCTCACGCTCCAGCAGCTCGGCGACGTGTTCGGCATCTCGCGGTCTTCGGTGTCGGATTGGGAGCGCGGCGCAACGCGCCCGGACCAGAACAAACTTGTCAGGCTGGCCGAAGCTCTAGACACTTCTATGGAATACCTGCTTCAAAATAGTGACCTGAAAGCCCCTGTAATCGTTAAATCGGAAATAGGTACCGCGCATACAGTAATAGACCGCAACGTTACCGGTGCTGACCAGCCAGCCGGAAAGTTGCCGGTTATATCCTGGGCGCAGGCTGGGGAATGGGGTGATAAATTGAATGCAAAGGATCTTGGAGACTCCGTGGAATGGGTGACGAGCCCGTACCCCGGTGAATTCGTTTTGCGCGTAGTGGGTGAGAGCATGTACAACCCCGGCGGCGATCTGTCGTTCCGGGACGGGGACCTGATCTCCGTGAGCACGAAGCGGGAAGCCGCGCACCGCAAGCTGGTGATCGTCCAGCGCCGCGGCGAGGCCGTACCGACGTTCAAGCAGTACCTGATCGAGAACGACGGCTCGGTGTTGCTGCACGCACTGAACCCGAGCTGGCCTAACAAGTATCTTCCGTTCGACGAGCAGTGCCACGTCGTGGGCGTCGTGACCGGACAATGGAGAGAACATTGATGGACTTCGTCTTCTACACTGCGCGCACGCTGCTCGACGCCGGGCTCGGCTTCGGCGCCCTGTTCGCTGTTTCGGCCGCAATGGTGTACTGGCGCGAGCGCCATGTCAGGCGCGACCGCGCTTACTGGAACGGCCACACCTGACGTAACTCCCCGGTTCTGATCGATACCCGCCTTTGCGCGGGTATTTTTTCGTCTTTTATGTACGGTAACGCTTGACATGGGTTCTGCGTCGCCCTACATTACGTGTACGGCGTTGCCAAACACGCCTGACAGGAGACACGGTCATGAGCCAGCTTGCGCAAAACCTCTTTGAGCTTCAACGCCTGAAGGGAAAAGGCGGCGGTGCCTTGACCGAACACCTGTTGCGTGAAGTCGCAGCCGATCTGATCAGCGAAGGCGTTGCAGCCGACGTCGTGGCGATTGACTGATGAACGGCATCTACACGCTGGCGGCTCTGGTTGTTGTGCTGTGGGCCGCGCTTGCACCTTTCTTTAACTAGGAGCCCTACATGTCGCTCGAGCAAATGCTGGCCGAAAACACGGCCGCTATCAAGGAACTGACCGCCGCACTGCTCGCAGGCGGTGTCGTGAAGAACGCGCAGGCCACGGCTGAAGCGCACTCGTCGCCCGCGGTGAAAGCTGTCGTCAAGGCGCAGAAGGAAGCGGACGCAAAAAAGCCGGAAGCGGCGAAGGCTGCGCCTGCGGACGATGCCCCGGCTGCGTCTGGCGAACCGTCTGCACCGACTGGCGAGTCATCTTCGAGCGAGCCGACCGAACTGCAGCCCTGGGCGGAAAAGACGGCGGCCAAGTTCGCTGAACTGAAAGACGCTGCGCCGGATCTCGAAAACGTGCGCAAGGCTGTGCTCGGCATCAACTCGCTGATCGGCCGCGAGCAGGCGACGGCGGTGCTCGGCCGCTTCGGCGTGCAGGCTGTCACGCCCAAAGACAACAAGAAGGGACTCGACGAGTCGCAATACGCCGAGTTCCTCGCGCTTTGCCTGGAAGTGCTGTCGGGCAAGGTCGACGCAACTGCTTCGATGGTGTCGGAATGACTCCCGCCACGGAAGAACGCGCCCACGCGCTGTTCTCGCCCTCGTCGGCCTACACGTGGATTGCCTGCAAGGCGTCCACCGCCGCGCAACTCGGCCAGCCCGACGACAGCAGCGAGTTCGCTGACGACGGCACCGCGAGCCACGAACTGGCGAAGTGGTGTCTCGACAACGGTACCGACGCCGTCGCCTACATGGGTCGTGTCATCAAGGTCGGCGAGCGCGAGTTTGAAGTCGACGACGAGCGCGCCGAGTACGTGCAGATGTATGTCGACGGTGTGCGCGAGCGCATCGAAGCGTACAGGCTCACCGGCGCCACGGTCGAAGTGCTCGTCGAGCAGCGTCTGTCGATCGAGCACATCACCGGCGAGAAGGGCGCGAAGGGCACCAGCGACTGCGTGCTGATCGCCGTGTGGCCCGATGGCCGTGCCGAGATCTGCGTAATCGACCTGAAGTACGGCCGTGGCGTTGAGGTAAGCGCGGTCGAGAACTATCAGGGAATGATCTACGCCGAAGCCGCGCGCAATGAGCACGCCGACTTCTACGACTTCACCAGCGTGCGCATCGTGATCCACCAGCCGCGCGTCAGCGAGAAGCCCAGCGAGTGGGAGATCACGCCGGCCGCTCTGCAGGAGTGGATCGCGCAGACTGCGAAGCCCGCAGCCGAGCAGGGAATGCTGTACGTCGAGTCGGTCGACTTCGTGCCGCTGTCTATGGGCGACTTCAACCCTGGCGAGAAGCAGTGCCGCTTCTGCAAGGCGAAGGCCGTATGCCCGGCACTGGCTGCGCACGTCGAAGCTACGGTCGACGCCGACTTCGAAGTGCTCGCAGGCGCTGCCGATAAGCCCGAACGCGCTGCGGCACTGCTCGATGTCGAGATGTTGGATAACGATCGCCTCGGCACGATCTACACGTCGCTCGACCTGATCGACTCGTGGGCCAAGGCCGTGCGCGGGCGCATCGAGCACGAACTGCTGAACGGCAACGCGGTGCCCGGCGTCAAGCTCGTGCAGGGTCGTCGCGGCGCCCGTCAGTGGTCGAGCACCGAGGAAGCCGAAGCGCTGCTCAAGTCGATGCGGCTCAAGCAGGAGCAGATGTACAACTTCAAGCTGATCAGCCCGACCCAGGCCGACAAGCTGCTCGCCAAGGAATCGCCACGCCGCTGGAAGAAGGTCGAAGCGCTGATCACCCAGCGCGACGGCTCGCCGTCGGTGGCGCCCGAGTCCGACAAACGCCCGGCGCTGGTCATTGCGCCGCCTGCTGACGACTTCGAAGTCGTGACTGCCGACGATGGGGGTGACCTGTGCTAACCGATCGCGAAATCGTTGCCGCGCTCGTGCACAACGGCATGCCGCAGGCACAGGCGCAGCGCCAGCTCAAGGAACGCGACAAGCATATCCGCGACACGGCACTGCGCAGCAAGGCACGCCGCGACCGGATCGCAATCGCGACGTTGAGCGCGCTGCTGATCAAGTCGGCGGATGCCGATGTTAAACCCGCCGACTTTGCGCAAGGTGCTGTAGCGCAGGCCGACGCCCTTATCGCGGAGCTAGACAAATGAACACGATACCCATTTTCAAGCAGCCCCATGTGCTCAGCGCGTTATTGCCGCCCGACGCGCGTTTGTCCCTCGCCCGGGCGGCGCACGAAGCGAAATACACCAAGGATGCGCTCGAGCGTGAAGTGATCGTCGAAACCGCAATCACGCGCATCCGTCTGCAATACCCGTCTTACTTTAGGGACTGAGCATCATGAAAATCAAACTGAACAATGTGCGCGCGTCGTTTGTAAAACTCTTTAAGGCCGAGGCCGTTGGTGATGGCGAAACGAAATACTTCTCGTGCTCGCTGCTGTTCGATGAAAAGCACCCGGCTAAGAAGTTGGTCGAAGACGCAATGCGCACAGTCGCGAAAGAGAAGTGGGGACCGAAAGCAGACCAGATCCTTAAGACCCTGCTCGCCGACCCGTCAAAGATCTGCCTGAAAAACGGCGACTCGAAGGCTGAGTACGACGGCTTCGAAGGCAACTGGTTTGTGAGCGCGTCGCGCCAGGAAAAGAAGGGGCGCCCGCTCGTCATTGACCGCGACAAGTCGCCGCTCGCTGAAGGCGACGGCAAGCCGTACTCCGGCTGTTACGTCAATGCGTCCGTGGAAGTGTGGGCGCAAGACAACAAGTGGGGCAAGAAGCTGAACTGCGAACTGCTCGGCGTCCAGTTCCACTCCGACGGCGACGCCTTCAGCGGTGGCGCGACCGCCGATGCTGACGACTTCGACGAGATCGAAGCCCCGGAAACCGAAGACGACATCGCGTAAGCGCCACCCCGGCGCGGCGCGCCGGTTCTCTTTTCGCAATACCTGGAGCAAGCACCATGTCACGCATCAAAAACAACCTGACAGGCGACGTCTTCGAAGCCCCGGCCCGTGACTTCGCGAACGAAGCCGACTTCACGATCGTCGACTCGTCGACCCCGATTACTGCCGAGCCGCCCGTCGCGGTGAGTGCTGCGGGGGAGTCCGTTACGTCTGCATCGGACCCTGCCGAACCGGCTTCATCTGGCACGACCGACACACCAACCGGTACCCCGTCTTCGGATCTGGCATCGATCCAAACCGACGCGAGCCCGGCGACGACTTCAGCATCGACAGCGGACCCCGCACCCACCGCGGACAGTACGACGGATGGCACCGTACCGTCGGACCAAGGTGAAGCGGGAAACGTCTCCGGGAGCGCTGCGGGAACTGCGGATCGGGCGCTCTCTACAACCACCGCATCAACGGGAAGCGAATCCTCCGCTGGTGCTGCTACCGATGCCACTACGGCCGGTGACGTGGGAAACGTTGGCGTGGACGCTGCCCAGCCGGCGGCCAGCGGTCCCGCTGTGCTATCCGGTACCACTGCGGATGTTGCTGCGGCTGACCCCGTCACGCTGAACCCGATCACGCCGCCCGTTACCGATTCGGTGACCGGTAACCCGACTGGCGGCCCGACGCCGGGCAACGGCGCCACGCTCGATGCGCGCGGCAAGCACATCGTGGCCGACCAGCTCGAAAGCGACATGCTGTTCGCAATCGCGCAGATCATCACGCCGACGGACAGTATCAAGCACGCGGCCGATGCGTTCTTCGATCAGGTGCGTTCGCAGATCGACGTCGAAGCCGCAAGCTGAAGCAAGGGACCGGGAACGCGGCGGCCGGCGCCGCAGAGTACACCCGGCCCGGTCCCGCCTTCGGGCGGGGCTCTCAGATGTGCCTGTACCTCAGTCGGAAGAGAGCATCGGGAGCAATCCCGTTAAGCGGTCGCGGGTTCGAGTCCCGCCAGGCACATCTAAGAGTGGGGCGCACGTCTCCAAGTCACGCCCGGCAGCGTGGCACAAAGCTCTGGCTCGCTAACCTGCGTCGCCCGCGGAGAGTCTTCACGGCGCTGGGGTGCGCAAAGGCGGTGCGCTTAATTCATTAGTGCCAAAGCCAGAGCATGCCGGTTTAGTTGTCCTAACAGGAGATCACCATGTTGTGTTACTGGCTTGCACTTATCATCATCGCGCCGATCAGCGGGTGCCTGCTGTTCGTGTTCCTCGCCGATAACCCGACCCCGCTTACCGCTGCGGCCGGCGCAATCGTCGGCATGGTGGCTTCGCTTGCGGCAGTGTTCGCGCTGAACTGATCTGGAGTTTCAAATGACCTATCGAGTACACCGTAAAAACGAAGCCGATCCGATTGTTGATCTCAAATCTTTCGCGGCGGCGGCGAAGTGGTGCGTCGAGCACGCGCCCCGCGTCGGTGGTGACGAGTTCGTG